TGTCGTATGCTGTGATGTAACTTTACTTCCTATAGCCTCACAAAGTTCAGGAGAACGATAGCCAGAGGTAATAATTACAGGCTTATTATCAAACTTTACTTTTAATCTTTCTAATATTTCATAACAAAGATCAGTAAGGTTTTTAATTTCTCCACTACCAGCTTTGTTTTTAATACCAAGCCTAATTGCAGTAGAGGACTTTTCAAATTCTTCTAACTTAAAGTGTTTGGATAATTGCATTTAAACCTCTATGGTTTAGTTGGAAAAGTAACAGCATTAACTTCATCTAGTGTAGTTAAGCCATCTGTAATATCTCTTAATGTTTGTCTGTAAGTTGTCATTGCAGAAGTTAAAGTATTATCTGATAATGCTAAATAATCAGTAGCAGTTAAAAGACTATTTCTTTTTTGTCTTAAATCTGCCATTGTTCTATCAAACGCACCATTAGCATAAGCTAATTCTTCAGCATCTCTTGCTGTTTCTTCTGCTGCTGTAAAAGGAACTATGTTCCCATTTATATTGTGATGTCTTGCCATAATTATTTATACTCCATTGTTAATTGTTAAGCAATACCATAAAGGCAAATATCTCCAGCGTCTATGTTGCCTGAGTCCATTTGAAACCTTACAGCATCAATTGCACTCGTAGTATTTCCATAACCAGCGCAATGTGTATCATTTGAAGCTGGATTATCGGTCATGTGATTTGCTCTAATAATAAAATGTTTTACAAATGTTGTAGATGATGGATTAAATAATTTCATTTCACCACTTAAAGATAAATCATTATCTGTTGTCATTGTTGTACTTATATTTTGATAGCCTGTTCCTTGTGCTAAATCAAAACTAGCATTATATCCTATACCAGAAAAGCTATCATTTTCTGCATGATAAGATTGAAACCAAGTTGTAGTTTTAGCAACATTATAATTAGAACCACCATCTGTACTTATGTTAAATTGAAAATAAGAATTTGATGAACTTGGGTGTATATTCTTAAATGTAAATAAATATTCTTTGTAAGTATTATCAAGCACTACACCACTTGCACCATCAACAAAAGATAAAGTACCAGAACCACTAGCTGTTAACTTTTTAATAAATACCATAGAACCACCAAAACCAGCAGACATAGAACCAGCATCAAATATTGTTGAACCATTACTAATTAAACCCATCTATCCTCCAATTCCATATAATTTTATTACTCCATCAAAGTTGCCAGAAGCCATTTTAAATTGTATGGCATTTATTGTACTGGTTGTATTAAAATATCCAGCACCCAAATTTCTAATACTAGCATCTGGACTAGCATTTCTCATTGTACTTATATCTGATGTAAAATGTTTTACAAAAGTAGAACTATTTGGTGAAAAAAAATTTAATACTCCACAACAACCATTATCTGCATCACTACTATTTGTGTATGCTAAAGTAACATCTGATGTTGATTGTGCTAAATCATAACTTGTTTGATAACCAAATAATGCTTCTGCACCATTTTCAATATGATATGCTCTAAATATTGTTGTTGTTGCTGTAACACCATAGGAACTTCCACCATTTGTAGAAGTTTGAAAAACAAAAGAAGTATCAGAAGCTGGGTGCATATTAATAAATTTAAACACATAAGAATCATAAGTACCATCAAAAACAACAGAAGATGCACCATGTACGAATGATAAGGTAGCACTACTAGAAGCAGTTAAAGTTTTAATTAAAGTCATATCACCAGTTGGTACTGCACTATCTAAAGTACCATTGTTTATTAAATTTGTTCCATTAGATACAACTGTCATATTAACTATCCTTTATTCCGTAAAGTTTAATTTTACCAGATTCTATATTGTTAGATGTCATTTGAAATCTTACTGCATTTACAGCACTTGTAGTATTTGCATATCCAGCAACTAGATTATGATAATTAGCAGCAAAACCAGCATGACTTAGATGGGCTGATGAGCATATAAAATGTTTTACAAAAGTTGTAGAACTTGGGTTAAAAATTTGTAATGTACCAGAACCATTTTCATCTGCTGCATGACCAATTTTTGAAGTTAAATTTTGAAATCCTGTTCCTTGTGCTAAATCAAATCCAGTATCATAACCTAAAGTTACCGCTGCATCATTTTCCATATGATAAGCAACTATAAATGAAGATGTCTTTGCTACATTATAATTAGAACCACCATTTATTGAAACATTAAATGCAAGTTTTTGACCTGTATGACTTGGGTGGATATTAATAAACTCAAACTTATAAATAGGATATGTGCTATCCAAGACTACTCCAGCAGTTCCATGTACGAATGACAATGTAGAACTAGAACTAGCAGTTAAAGTTTTAATATGAACCATTGAGCCTAGACTAACTGAAAATGCACCAGCGTCTGCAATGGTTACTGCATTAGAGATGATTGCCATGTTTAAACTTCCTCTAATTTAAACTTATATTTTTTTCCTGATTTATTATTAAGGATATAAAGTTCTTCTGAACCCTCTTGAATAGTCCAATTTCCTGTTGTGCCATCAACAATATTACCTTCGGTTTTACTTTCATTTGATAGATGTAAATCTCCTGTATAAATGTTTCTCCATTGTTTTGATGGACTTCCTAAATCATAAGTATCATCAGCACTTGGTAATGCGTGTTCTCCAATAGAACTAAAGTCTGCTGCTGGTGCTGCTGCCCAAGTAAGACCACCCGTATTACCAGATTGTGCAGTAAGCATATATCCGTTTTGTGGTGCATTAGAAACTTTTAAATTTGCTTCATCAACAATATTGTCAGCAATAGTTAAAGCAGTTGCTCCTGTTACTTCGCCTGTGTGTGTTGCATTTGTACTAAAAGTTTGAAAAGATGGTACTGCTCCAGCACCAGCACTTACTAAAACTTGTCCTGAACTTCCTGTAGCGACAGCAACAGGGTTTCCTGAAGTATCATAAGAAATTAAATTACCATCTGTACCACTAGCCATTTTTGCTAAAGTAACAGAGTCATCTGCTAGAGTTACACTAGAGTCAGTAAAATCAACTGTGTTAGCTGTAAAATTAATAGTTGCTAAAGTTATATCATCAGCACCATCGTACATTTTTAAAAGTTGTGCAGTTGCAGCACCAGATGTATCTAACCAGATTGTTCCAGCGACAGCACTACTAGGTCTTGATGAACCTGAATTAGATGAATTAACAGCAGAAAGAACATTATTAATGTCTGTTCTAACTGTGGGAAAAGATGCGTTTGCTATGTTATAATCGTGTTGTGCCATATTTGTTTTATACTCCTTTTAGAACCCTTTTGCAATAAAATCAAATGTTTTAGATATTGCTGTTCCACTTGCATTTTTAAAAGTTACGTTAAATCCATTAATAGTTTTCGATTCTACTAAAAAGAAATCTCCTGTTGCCATTCCTTGTCCTGTAATTCCTAGTGCATAATTAACAGTTTTATAAGGGTTTGTAAATGTTACAGTTTTAGTTCCAGCACCTGATGTTATATCATTTCCACTAAATATTCTATCTTCCATATCTATTGTAACTGATACTTCTTCTACAACAGGAGTTGAAGCTAAATCACTTGAAGTTAAAACAACTCTAAATTTAAAGTATCTAGCAGTATAGTTTCCTATTACAAAATTTTGAAAAGCTGTGTAGGTAGAGTTATCATTACTTGTTGCAATCTCAATATGTGCATTAGAGTTAGCTGGTGTATCTCCATCAAAACTAGAATTTTGTGTATCAAATAATCCTGTTCTATTATCAAATAAATCATCTGGGTCGTCTGAAGTTTGTTTTAAAGTAGCTGTAAGTCTGCAAGTATGTGAAGCACCTATATCAACTATATCTGCAAATAAATAATTACCACTTGCAAAGAAGTCTGCATTAGCTACACCAGAATCAAAAAATCTAGTTGTTTCTGTATCAAAGTTTCCACTAGCTGAATCAAATAATTCAGAAGAATCTAATCTTAATGTGCCATCTACTAATGCTGTGTTTGTTAATGTTCCATCAAAGTCAGGGTGTTCTGATACAGAAGTTATTGAGTTAAAGTTTTGAATCCCTGTAACATTAGAAACAATAGCTGTTGCATTAGAACTAAAGTTTCCAAGTTTATCGACTGCTTTAATTAAATAAGTTCCAACCCTTGCTGGTACATTTATAGAAGTTGCTGGTCTTGATACTTTCTCTACCAAAGATACAGAGTTTGCCCAATCTCCTGTGCCATCTGTTAATGTTGAATATCTAATTTGATAATAAGCTAAATCTAAATCTGGCACTTGTGTCCATGATAAATGTGCTTCTTGTCCTAAAATATTACAAGAAAAATCTGTAACATCTTGTGGTGGCTCAATCGCACCAATAATAGTTCTAGTTGCTGTTACATAAGCTGAACTAACTCCAAAACTATTCACAGCTTTAACTCTTACATTATAAATCTTTTGGTCAATTACATTTAAAACTCTATGATTTAATCCTGACCCTTGTGCGTAAATAATATAATCTGAATCTGTGCTTAACTTATATTCCACTTGGTAATAATCAACAAAGCTATCAGGAGAAGCACCTATTGCTACATTTAAAGCTACAATTACAGTTCCATCATTATATTCAATTAATTCATCATCTAAAGTAACACTTGATGGAGTTTGAATAGTATAAGGGTTTGGTAAATTAGTTGATGGAGTTGATGCTACTTGTGTTTTAGTAGCCCAAGTATAATGAGAATCTTGGTGTTCCATTAAGTCTAAACCTAATGTGAAATCAGCATTAAAATTAATTGCTAATACTCTGAATTGTTTATTTGAAAAACCTAATGAAGAATGCGTTACTCCTAAAATATCTCCTATGGCAATATCATAAGCACTAAAGCTAACATTAATTGTTAAGCCTAATGCTTCTCTTGATCTTCTTAAAATAACTTCTGCTAGTTCTAATGCTTGATATGGACTTGTTATTGTTTTCATATCAAATCTTCCCTCTAATAAAAAACCACCATCAACAGCTTTCATAGTTGCGTGTTTATCTGCTGTTGCATATCCACTATCATCTATTTCAGGAAATTGTACTTCATTAACTTGATAGTTTCTATCTGGGTCTACAAAAGAACATATAACTCTATTGTATTTTGAATTTTTAGTTGGACTATTTAAAGTATAGCCACCAATAATATCATCTTCTGTAATTGTAATTGAAGATGAGCCTGTTGTTTCTATTATTAATTTATATTTACCACTAACATAAGGAAGATAACCTCTACAACCTTTTAAAAATTCTCTAACATTATCTATTACAGGACTTGAAGTATCTATAATAGCATTACAATCCATTACGTCTATTGTAGTTGAACCATATGCTGTAACATCTGTATCACAAATTCCAGATGCTGTATAAAAACTTGGTATATCAATATTTGCTATCGCTATTCCTTTTCCATATCTTTCGTTAGTTAAATAATCTAATAAACACCATGCTGGGTTGTTTGAAAATGCAGCAGTTTGAGCAACAGAACTTGAATTGTAAGCTACAACTTTTTTACCTTGTACTACTGATTGAACTTTAGGAATTCCTGTAAATGCGTCTGCGTTCCATTTGAATCTTAAAGCTAAATAACAAAGTCCAGATAGTTTGTGAGAACTACCCCAATTATCTAATGTTGATAATAAATCAGAAGCTGATTGTCCATCAGTTCCATAATGAGGCTCTACTGTAATTAAACTTTCCGAATCTTTATAAAAATTAGCATCATTACTTGCTACTGTTCTTTGTGTATTATCTGCTAAATCTCCTGACCATGTTATTACTTTGTCGTCAACTCTAATTTCTGTAATATCGTTTATCTCTCCCTCTGATAAAATAATTGCCATGTATAAATAAGTGTTATCAGTACCAGAAGTTTCTACAAAAACTCTAGTTCCACCGATCATTCTTTCTCCATAAATTACAGGAATATTTGCGTCATTAGATTGTTTATTTAATAAGATTCCTTTTTCGTAATTATCAAAGTCATTAGTTCCAAAGTCTGGTTGTTCAGGAACTTTAGGACGCATAACCCAAGCTATCGCAACACTAATAACTAAACCAACAATAGGGTTTATCTTTAATGCCTTTGTTGCAATACTAACTACTGCTCTAAAAAAACTACCGAAACCCATTACTCTCTACCCCATTTAATATCTTGTACTGTTTCAGAACTAAAGTTCATTCCAACATCTGTACTAAAAAATCTTTGTTGAGAAGTGTTGTTTGTTTTACGTCCATTCTTTTTATCAAAGTCTGCCCAATGACTTACAACACCTAAATTAACCACACTATCTGTTTCAGATTCACTAACACTAAAAGTTTCTATGTTTCCTGAATATAAAAGAAATGGGTCTGCAATAATAGAATTATCATCAGCTAATAAACCTCTAAAAATAGTTACAGCATCATTCACTATATTTTCATTTAGAACTACTGATATAAATGTTTGATCTGCACCTGATAAAGATATTGTTAAACTTGATTTAGTTACATCTGCTTGTTCTGTAAAATTAGAAAAACCTAATATAAAATCACTTGCTGAATAAGTAACTGAACTACCTGATATTGATGATGTTAATGGAAATGAGCAATCTGTAATATTAACAGGAGTACCAAACCCAAGTGTAATAAGATGGAATGGTCTAATATCATTTGTTGCTAATTCGTTCTTTAATGCTGTTGTCAGGCTTCTCGTCATATTCCTCAAATGTTCTTCTAGTTACTTTTATTGAATCATTGACAGTATAAGTAGCATTTTTAGATGGGTCGCTATACTTTCCTTGATTCAAAGATTGAGCATTAAAATCATCAGCTTCAATTATTTCTTCTGCCAAGAAATCAACACTAATCCAATACTTGACTTTATATTTCATCTATAAGGCTTCTTCAACATCAAATTGATACTCGTAATATAATTTGCCTTCATTATCTGCACCTGATACTCCAAATTCTTGAATGTCAGTTGTTAAAGATACTGTAAATGGAACATTGTCATAAGTAACTACTGAATCGTTTGCTAGTGCTACAAGTAAAGGTGGCTCTATTGTAACTGTTGAAGCATTACTAGATGCCTGAACATCTGCTACAACCATATAAACTTTAGAATGACTTGCAAACTTTATAAAATCTCCAGCTTTGAATGCATGTGGATTATCGTTATGGTGTCCGTCCATAGCAATCGTTGTATCTCCAACTGCGTGAACACCATTAACTAAAACTGTACCTGACTCGTTACCTCTAGCATCTTCAAGTTCTGGTGGGATAATTGTAAAGGTTTCTTTTTGACCTCTTTGTTTCATTATAAAAGCCATCAACTCTCCATAGGTACTTGATCTAGTTCCTGTAATAATTTGAACTGTAAAAGCAAATCTTTGGTTATCTATTTGTCTAACTAATCTTTTACCTGATACTGATTTAGATACGATAGTATTTTGAATTGACTTTATTCCTAAAGTTCCAAATTTAGCAGTTGATATAGGGAAAGCACCTGACATTAAATTATGTTTGAACTCCCTCTTTCATTTACAGCTTGATTAATTAATTGAGTTATTGTTCCTCTGCTTTGAGTTAGTAGTTCATCAAATCCTCTAGCATCTACTGTATTAATGTTAAAATTAACTGTTGTACTTCCACCACCTGAACCACCTCTAGCTGATTGTTGTATTTGACCTGATTGGTTAGGTACAAATAATTCAGCACCTTGTTCTCCTACCATATAAGGTTGTCCTTTTTGAACTGAACCACCAGATGCTCTACCAAATAAACCACTTAAAAAACTTCCACCACCCCCTGTCATAGCATTAAGTGCTATTTGTCTTTTTAAATTTGTATTCTGTCGTCTAATTAAATTATCTTTTTCTGCTTCTTTATCTACAATCTCTCCTAATAATAATTTTTCTATTCCAAGTAAAGCAAGTCTTTCAATAGTTTTAGAGATAATGTTTATTAATATTTGTTGTGCTAACTTCTTAAATGTTTCATTTAATTCTTTACCTAATACTATTGATTCTGCAATAGATTTTGAAACACTACCTACACCAGACTTTATCATTCCAACTATTTCTTTTTGTATTTTAAAACTTTCATTAAGATTTTTAAGTTCTTCTTTAATTTTTTCAAATAGTGTTTTTTGTTTAACTAAATCAAAATTTACTTCTTTAATAACTTTTTTACCTTTTTCTATTTCAACAACAAAAGGAACATCAAAACCTAATAATCTCTGTATATCTTCTATCTGTCTTTTAATAAAATTAGTTGCGTTACCAACTGCTCTTATTGCACCAGCTAATGCTTTTACAGCAAATACTAAAACTTTACTTATTGCTCTACCTATTGTTTCAAATGCGTCTGCATTTTCTTCTATAAATTGATTTAAACTTTTAAACTCTTTTTTAAGTTCATCAAAGAAACCAGCACCAGCTACTCCTCTTTTAAAATTAAATAACTTATCTCCAAGCATTGATAGAGTACCAGTAAATGTTGTAGCAAGTTCATCTGTTGCATTACCAAATTTACCACCTTTACCAAAAACTTTTTGAAATGCTTTTACAGTTTCTTCTGCTGTTACAGTTGCACCAGCTTTAAAACCAAGCATATCTCTAACACCTTTTTCTCTAAAAATGTCTGCTGCACTTATACCACCAGCGAATGATCTTTGTATCTGCTCTCCAGCAGTTCTAAAATCTATTCCTGTAACTGCTGCAACATTACCAGTTATTTCTAAAATTTTTGCAAGTCTTTCTGAATCTCCAGCAACTACTGCTAAATTACCAGATGCTTCTTGTATTTGCTCTAATGAAAAAGGAACTCTTGAAGCAAAATTATTCATTACTTCAAATGCTTTAGCACCCTCTTGTGTACTACCAAATAACTGTTTTAATCTAACATTTAAATCTTCTATACTTCTTCCTGTGTTAACAAATGATCTAACTACAAGACCAGCACCTAAACCTACAAAAGCACCCTTTAAACTAAACACAGCTTTTCGTAATCCAGCTAAACTACCTCTAATACCACCAAATGCTTGTTTGGTTTTATCTTGTGCTGTTATGTTAATCTTTAAATTTTGTGCCATTATTTATAATTCTTTGCTTCTGCTAGTGATTGGTTTCTTTTATACTGATCTTGCTCTTTTTTCAAGTAAGCTAACCAAAGATTATAATGACTTACTGGCATATCTAATACTTGTTGAATTGGAATATGGAGTCTATCTGCTACTGCTAAAAGCGACCAAGTATCAAGGTCGCTATCTACTTTTTTTCGGCTTCCTCGAACGAGGTATCTGCAAGAATTTTATTAGCGATAGTAGCTATAACATTAGAGTCTGCTTTTTTTCTTAAAGCAAATTTATCATTAACATCAAAGGCTTTAATCATTTCTCCTTTGTCATTTTTGACTTGGAGTTTCATTATAAGCAAATCAACTAGAATAGTTAAGTCTTGAAAGTTATTAGACTTTTTAAAGATAATGTTTTTTTCTTCAAGAGTTAATGGCTCTGAATAGAATATACTAGCATTTCCATGCTCGTCTTTCCATTGCTCTACTTCGATTGTAATAGTTTTAAGAGTTTCAAAATGGGATTTAACCCTGTCTATAATTGACATAAATTAGATTAAACTGTTCCTACAGTTAAAGCACCAGTTCCTTGAAAAGTAACTGTTCTTGAAATAATTGCGTCCATTGAACTATTGATACTCATACCAGTAATAATTCCTGTTCCAGTATAACTAGCATCTCCTGAAGCAGCACCTTCTGGTAATAAAATAAAAGCAATAGATGCACCAGCAAGTAATGCTTCTTGTTGAGCAGAACCTTCGTCAAAGTGCATTTCTAAAGTACCTGAAAATGAAGTCCGTCCAGTTACAAATGTCTTTGTTGCTGATGCTAAATTAGTATCTTCAACTACATCTCCTGTAGTTTCTATTGTGAAACCAGTTAGTTCGCCACAAGCTGTTCCAGCGACTTTTACTTGTCCTTCTTTTCCGTGATGTGTTGCCATTTTTTATCCTCTTTAATTTTTGTTGTTTTCGTTTGTTCTTCCTTATAACCTAAACTTAAAAAATGTTCAAGATTAGTTTCATTAATAGTTATCTCTGAATTATCTTTATATAATTTAATGTCTTTAGCCATAAGACCTTTTATTACTTTTCATCTTCTTCGTCAATATCTTCTTGATCTTCTTCGTCATCTAAATCTTCATCTAAATCATCATTATCTGCTTCTTCCCAAGTATGATCTTCTTCTACATAATTTTCTCTAATTTCTTCAATTAAGTCTTTTACTTCTTCACAAAGTAAAGATTCTTTATCTTGTAATTTTTCTACTTGATCTACTTTTTTACTTACTCTATCTAATAATTTATCTAGTTTGCTCATTGGTTATCTCCTTATGGTGTTCCTGATTGATATTCGTACATACATCTAATTGTCATTTTTATTCCACCAACTGGAAATAAAGAACCTTCGTCAGTTTCTACTTGCACAACTTCTGAATCAAGTGCATTACTATCTCTTGTAATATCAGTTTCTATTGCAGATTCAATAGCTGTAATTAGTGCATTTCTTAAAGTATCTATATTAGAATCAGAACCTTTTACAAATCCTAATATTACAAAATCAATAGTACCATGTCTTGTTTTAGCACCACTTCCAAGTTCGCTATCTTCTCTATTTTCTTCTGATGTCTGAATTATAACTGATGGATATTGTTGTTCTGATAATTCGTCTAACAAGAAAGGTTGTCTAGTAGCTTTTTTAATTGCTGGACTAGATATGTTTGAAATAACTGATAATAAGTTTGCTGCTATGTTTTCTCTTACACTCATATTTTAAACTTTCTTAATTCTTTTTCTACAAATCGGTTGAACTGCTTACTTATAATCTTTTCTGTTCTATTATTAAAGCCAAAAAATTCTCTTTTAGGGTCATTCAATACTTGATTAAATAATGCTCTTTTACGCATTTGTGAATTAGTAAAACTTAATGATACTTGATTTCTACTTGATTTTTTAACTGTACTATTTGGTGTTAAACTTCCTAGCATTCTACCAGAATAAAATAAATCGACATTTGTTGACTTACCTTCTCTGTTTAATTGTTTTAAATAACCTGAACTATAAGGTGCAAATCTTTTATCTCTAAAATCTATTCCTTTTTGTGTTTTGGTTCTTATTATATCTAATAATTGAAAACCAGCTTGTTTTAATCCTTTTTCAATAACTTTAGGTAATACTGATTGAAACTTTTGAAATTTTTGACTTACTTGTTTTTGATTAGATGTAATCTTTAATGTTACAGCCATTTACCTAATTAATCTTCTAAATCCATGTAAAGGCTCTCTTTCGTTAGATACAATAGTTCCATCTGCATCAACATCATACTCAACACCATCTTCCAAGATCATTCTCCATTCCATATTGTATTGACTCATATAATATTCTGCCATTCTTTCAAATCTATCTTTTTCTGTTTCTGGTCTGAATTTAGTTAATGCTGGTAAAAAGAATCTTCCCAAAAATAAATAAACACCAGCACGTTCAAATTGATCTAAATTAACTTTTGTATTAACCATTTCTGCTGTGTTAAGAACTGTAATGTCTGTGAATATGTTTGTTTTATAAACTGTCCACCACTCTACCCTTAATTGTCTTAAAATATCGTTAGTAGTTTGTGCAAAGAAATTAACTGTTTCTGTTGCGTTATTTGCAATACCAAAGTCAAAAGCATCTGGTTGATACTTTGTTACATCAGCATGAGTAATTACATCAGCACCTGTATAATTTGCCATGTTAAAATACCCAAGATAATATAATTATAACTGCAACAGCAACACCAATACTTACTTTAGGATTTTGCTTTGCAAGTTCTATATATTTTGTTAAGTTTTTCATTTCTTTTTTTCTTTTCTTTTTTTAGGTTTGATAGGAACTACTGTTTCATTTTCAAAAGTTTGATCTACTTCTTTAACATTTTCTTTAACATTTTCATCAACAGGCTTCCACCCTCT